AGAATTTCGTTGGCCATTTTGAGAAGTTCGAGACGGATCTCGTAAGGTGTTTTGCTCATATTTTTCTCCTTTGTGTGTATGTGTGTCTAACACGAGCTGTAGCTGTTGCTACACGAATATTTATACTCTAGATCGTACCGCCAACAAAAAAGGGCCTCTCGGCCCTTTGATGTAAACTTCCCATCCCGTTGAGAATAAAAGTTTTGTTTACTAGATTACTGGAAGCTCAAGTTAGCTACTGTAATGCTTTCTAGGTAGTCGGCAGCGTTACCCAAGCTAGATGCTGTGTTTGACAACTCAACATAGCCGTAACGTGTCATGAAGCCAACTACTGGTTCGAATGTTGCTGGATCAAGAACAACACCAGAACTCATTAGAGGAATATATGGGCAATAGAAAGCGGCTGCATCAGCTTCGCTTGTACCCTTATAACCAACTAATACGTTAGTTGAATCGCTTGCATAGCTGTCAACGTAAATACGCATTGCGCCATTCAATGTACCAACAAACTTGGTGTTTGTAGGAGCTTCAAATGTGCCTTCTGTAGTACGTGCAAATGCGCTAGTTGTAGCACTTTGCAATACTGTCAATGCGGCTGGTGATACAACTGCCCAGTTACCTGCGCCACGACGTGTACGTTGTGCGATCAAGTTAGCGGCACGGTTAATAACAACTGCCAAAGCGGCGTGTTCGTCACCAACGAATGTTGCTGTACCAGATACGGTAGCTTGGTTGTATGCATATGTTTGACCGCTTAGAGCACGTAGTGAACCAAGAATTTCTTGGTCGATTTCAACTGTGATCTCTTGAGCCAAAGCTGCCATGATTTCAGCTTCTACGTCCAAACCGTGCATTGCTTGTGCATCTTGCGCGGCTTCAAATGTCCAACGAGCAGACAATTTACGTGTTTTAGCTTCAACAACTTGTTTCAAGATTTGAACGTTGATACGACGTCCTGGTACGCCTTCTAGGCTAGCTGTAGAAACAGCTTTACCATTGGGATCTGAACCAGTACCAGAGTAGCTAGTAGCAATCTTGAATGGGCTCAATGCCTCGTCACCAGCAGTTACGATGTCTGCGCTATCTGCATAACGTACACGTAATGTGTGGATTTGGCTAACTGGGCCAGTCATTGGCTGTACGCCAACGATTTCGTTAGCGATAACTGTAGGCATAACACGACGGATAACTGGTAGAATCACACGGTTAAGTGTAGAGATGTTACCAGCTGTTGTGCCACCTGCAGTTGCACTTTCAGCCAAGTGCTTGCGTGTGTTTTCTAAGATTACACTCATTGAAGTGCGCTTAGAACCTTGTAAGCCTTCTAACAGGGCGTCTTTCGTCTCGCCCCAACGGCTTTCTAATAATGCTTGTGTCATTTTAATTTCCTTTTTCCTTTTAGGGTTTGGTTACTTTAGCCCTGCTAAACGCTTTAGTTCAACCACGTTGGTATCTGATTGTTCTTTTGCGACAGTTTTAGCAGTTTTATCTCCAGTTACTTCACTACGGCTTTCTGTTAACGCAACCTTTTGAGTTGCAACTTTAACAGTACCATTGTTCAATACTGCTGGAAGATACTTTTCATATGCACTCTGCAATTTTGCAGTTTGCACAGATTCTAACAAGTCAGCCATCACAGCTGCCTTTTCCTTGTTCAATGGCTTCAACATACTGTCAAGTACTTGCTTGCGTTCTGTTGATTCCTTGATAACACGGATTTCTCTTTCTTTCGACTCAACAATTGCTTCTTTTTCTTGGGCTACCTGAACTGCTTCAGCTAACTTACGATTTGTTTCGACAACTTGTGCTTGCAACTTGCGAACTTCTTTGTTCTCATTTAAGTGAGTAACAGCAAATTCACTTGCAAAGGCTTCGAATAAACGACGTCCAAACATGTTCTCACGAGCTGTGTGGATATCTTCTTTCAATTGAGTCAATTCAGACTCTAGGTTTGTAGCCACAGACTCTTTTACAGCTTGGCTTGCACGAGTAATGAACGTTTGTTGTAGGTCAGCTAATTTAGATTTAGCTTCGGCAACCAAACGAACCTTAGTTTCTACTACGGCACGTTTGTCTTGTTCAAACTCTTTGATTTCTTCAGCAAGAGCGCCGATCACAAATGACTCAAGTTTAGCAATGCTATTCTCGTATGTTTTGCGATCTGCACGTAATTCTTTGATTTCTTCGGCTAGTTTGCTAACCATGAAACCATTGAATTTTTTAGCACTTTCGTTCATGTGTACATTGAAACGTACACGGTCTTCTGCAAGTGCTTTCTTTTCTGCTTGGAACTCTGCAAGTTCGGCGGTTAGAGATTCTGTAACCATTTTATCTAGAGCTTCAACCATTACTTGTTTGTCATGTTCGTAGCGGCCAGCGAATTCTTCACGAAGCTCTGCACGTACTTGTTCACGTGCTTCGGTCAGCTTGGTTTCCCAAGCTTCATTGATAGCTTCTTGAGTACTTTCGTTAATAATGCCACTGTCTAACAATGGTTTGATAGCATCTAACATTCGGTTCTCTCCTGTTTAATTAGACTTTTAAGTCTTTGATTAGCTTTGTTACAGCTTCTTTCAGGTACTTTTGTACTTTTTGATCTTGAGTGGCGTCACGTGCCATCTCGAATATCTGAGCTCCCCCACGCATGTTCATCAAACCTTCATAAATTACTTTAGGATAGGCATGTGGTGCGCTGGGTTGTGCTACAATGTCCACAGTAATGATTTCAAAATCACTAACGTGTCCACTTCCTTCATTTACTTGACCCGATCCGCGGCTGCTAACGCCCAGCTTGACACCACTTGTTAACATGGCTCTAACAAGCTCGCCCATCGGAGTTGGTAAAATCTTTAGTTTGCCCATGCCGTAATTGCCTTCCATCCACATGTGTGAAATCATATGGCTTACACGGTCTAGGTTAATTTTCAAATCATCGGGATGGTCTAGTTCGCCTAATACGCTATAACCATCCTTTAATTGGTTGTTGATTGCAGAAACAGCTTGTTCAATTTCGCTAACTGGGTATACACGTTGATTGTGGTTCTTGACGCCACCTTCAATGAATATACCCTTCATGTACCAGTGTTTACCCGACCCGTCACTGGACTCCTCGTTAATAACTTGGATTCCAGCACGATCAAATGATAAGTTTTCTCTTAGGTACATTTATAGCTCAATTAAATTTTCTTGCCAGTATTCTGTGTTTGTACAGCTTTGGTGGCAACTTTTACTTTGCCATCGGTTGTTTGACCTTCGGCGCCTTTTTCAGACTCCCAGTTCTTACCAACTGGAGTTGTCTTCTTGCTACCGCCTGGTGCGTTTTGGAACTTCTCTTTAGAGAACTTGCCTTCGCCTTTGCTGTATTCGTTGTTGGGCTTTGGAATAGCTTTGCCGTCTGCGGCTTGTTCGTTACCACCACGAGCAATGTTCTTGCTTGTGCCACCAAAGTCTGGACCAGACTCTAGGCTAACACTCTTGGTGTTGCGCTCGCCTTGCTTTTCGCTCTTGGCACCGGTACCGGCCATATGACCGTTAGGGCCTTTGGCTGGCTCTTGATCGTAAACTTGACCAATTGTGTCAACATATTCACGCATCAATTGTGCAACAGACTTGCTTTCTTTGACTTCTTTTTTGTCTTCTTTAGATTCGTCTTCTTCTTCATCGTCAGACTCTTCTTCAGCTTCTTCCATCATCGGGGCTTCAGCAAAGGCTTCTTCGCCTTCGTCTTCTTCGCCGTCCATGTCGCCGCCGATTTCTTCGTCGCCGTCCATGTCGCTACCGCCTACATCAGCAAGCAATTGGTCGATCTTGTCTTTGATGTCTTCCAAGTCGGCTTTGATATCGCTGTGTTCGTGATCGTCACCGATTTCACCGCCCATTTCGTCGTCTTCGCCTGGCTCGTCACCTAAAGAAAACTCTTCGCCTTCTTCGTCGTCTTCACCAAGACCAGTTTCGTCTACGTGGTCAGTAACGTCGTCGATCATTTCGCCAGCTGGATCAGCTGAGCCGAAATTTTCTTCTACTTGCTCTTCGTCCATCAAACTTTCGTAGATGTCGCGGCTTTTTTCTACTACAATCTCATGAAATAATTCACGAGCTTTTTGTTCGTTATCATTGATGATGTATTCAATCAATTTTTCATACTTGTTCATAAGAACTCCTTTGTCAAGTGGCTTTGTGTAGTTATTTACTTAACTACGCATATTTCTAATAATAATCGGCGATTTTTTACGATTTTTTGACAATTATAATGGTGTTAAACACCCATTGCCCCGCCGGCAGCTGGTTCTGCGGCAGCTTTGTACTGTTTAGCGACAGATTTTAGTTTCTTCTCGTGTTCAAATTTACGCACATCATGTGCAATACGTAAACGATTTAGGTGTGCCAACGTCAAGCGAGAAGACTTGCGAATGTCCGATAGTTTCATTACACTACCGTCATCTTTTTCGTTTTGGTGTCCTGTATAGTCAGGATTCACTAGACCTAATTCAAATAAATGCATACAGTTATTTACCCAAATCAGCGGTAATTAAGCTGGTGCTCCACCAGCTGGGGCCGGTGCTGCCGCTTCGCCACCCTCGGGTGCAGGAGCTTCTTCACCACCGCCGGCAGTTTCCAAGTCGGCTTCTATACCGCCGGGACTTACACCCATGCTACGTAGATTTGGACTTTCGACTGGTGCTGATTCAACATCGCCCTGTTCTTCGCTCCACATGGTTTCGTTCTCGCTCATTTCCATTTCACTCATGCCCAAATAACGCTTCATTAGGAAACGCTTTGAAAAATAAGCATACTGTTCTAACTGTGTAAATGTGTTGATACGTGCTGTATCAATGTCGGCTTGACGATAACTGGCAAAGTTTTGTGGCTCTTCAAAACGCAAATCAAACAGGGAACTGTCAATGTTGATGCCTCTCCAGCGCATAAACATCTTGAATTCTTGGTCCAATTTGTCCACAATCATGGCCTGTAGACGCTTGCAGTACTGTGTAAAACGCCACTCTTGGATCAGTGCTGTTCCAGTTTTACCGTCGCTATAACTCTGTGTTCCGTCATCCACACCAGTGGGCAAATAACTACTAGGGATACGCAGACCACGAAACAACTTGTTGGTAAAGAATCGCAAGTCTGTGATTTCGCCTAGGTTTTGACCGCCGGCTAGCGTGGATACATCGCTACCACGACCATCAGCCGTAACTGGGAAAAAGTAGTCTTCGTTGGTGCTTAATGGATTGTATGTGGCATCCATCATGTTTACACCGCCACCGGTTTGTGTGGGTATTCTACGCTGATGTATTTCGTTTTTGATGCGTTCTACAAACGCCATGGCCATGTGTGGCACCATGTTGCCCACGTCAATCTTGAAGATTCTACGCTCTGGCGCACGTTGTACACGATATATAATGATCGAATCTTCTAGCAGTTCTTTCTGTTTGAATACTTTAAAAACGTTTTCTAACACACTATTACCAAAAGGCCAGAAAGCATCTAGTCCTTCAGTCAAGCTCAGGTGCACCACGTGTTCGGCATTGATAACTGCTTCGTTGCGTTGATGACTAAAACGTCCGCCGCTGGTACTGGGGCCATTGGGGCTGATGTAACTGCCCTGTGGGCCACCAATCTGTGGACTGTTACTGAACGAGTCACTGGTGGTAACTGCTGTAACTGTCAAATTCTGAAAGTTGGGATTCAAATCACGAACAATGTACTGTTCAGGCTCTTTGCCTTTGTTTTCGTTCACAATCACCTTTGTGACTTTGCTCATTTCGGTCCAGTACAGTTTGAAGTTCTCTGGATCACGAATAAACACTTGATCACCGTACTTGATGGTGTTGCGTACAATCTTGAAGATACGACGATTTAAATCATTCAGTTTGACCCACTGCTGTAATTGCTCTTTGATAATTTTAACTTCGTTGTCTGTGGGTTTGTCTTTGAAATCAATTTCAAATGCTGTGCCGTTTTCGGCGTTCTTCTGTGTGGTAAATTCAGCCAGGATATCTAGGGCCGCATTGATTTCTGAATCCATGTCCATTTGTTCGTATTGATTGTAACGTTCAATACGATTTGGGTGTCCAACATACACTTCCGGTAGGGTGCTTTGATAGTTACGATAGCCCGGATCAGCTTTCTGACCACTTACTGCGGTGCTACCACTAATGGGACTGCCCAATTGCATTGGGCTGGTTTTAAAATACTTTTTCCATGTGGCCATAAATTATCTCGTAATGCAATATTTACCGCATTTATTAAATGATATTATTTAAGATTCCGTTTAAGTTGTCTTTGCTGTCAGCTAGTGTACGCTTCATTATTTCGTGTGCATCCAACTGTTTTAGCGCAGTATCTTTCAATTCGGCCATGTGCGAAGTCAATTCACTCATGATGCCGCCACCGCTTGAGCTTTGTGATTCAATCTTGGCACCCAGCATATCCAATTTGGTTCCAAGTTCTTTTATAGTATCAGCAAATGCTTTTTGTTGTTCATCGTTATTTTGAGTTTGAAAATCGGCCATGCTACGAATAGCACTGTCAAAATTGCCACTCATCAATGTGGCCATGTCAGCTGACATCAAGCCCTGTGTATTCATTTTGACTGGTATAGATTTTCCATCCGGCAACGGTACCGCTGCCTCGGGTCCTGCTTCGCCAAATATGTTCAACATGCCCGGTGTTGCTATGCCACCCTCGGCGTGTTTTGCCATCTTTTCACCAAAGAATCCAGCCAGTCCGCCAGCAATGCCTCCCAGGCCAGCACCAATGGCTGTCCCAATACCTGGAGCAATAAAGGTACCAATTGTGGCGCCTAGCTCAGCGCCGGCCCAAGCGCCTGCACCAGTGGCCAACAAACTGGTGGTTTTATCTACATCAACACCCTCTTCCTCGGCTTTGCGTTTGGCATAGTTGCCCACGCCTTCACGAATAATACCAATGGCTTCGGTCATTAGGCCCATGGTTTGTTTTGCATTTTCAGTCAGCAAGTTGGCATAGGCTGGCAAATTATCAGTAGCAAACTTTTCCATCTCCTGTCCAAAATCATTCATTTGTTTGGTAAGATCTTGGTATCCGGTTGTCAGTGCATCTTGTGCTGTGCTTTGACGATCAGCGGCATCAGCTGAACGTTCAGCCGCATCGGCTGCCATGGTAAAGCCACCCAGTTTGTTGCTTACATCAGCAAAACCTTTGACCACACCGCCCATGTTGTTGCCCAATAGTACTGCGGTGTCGGCTGCATTGCCTTCAACTGCTGTGCGTCTGCGTGTGGCTTCGGCGGCCTCGCTCATGGCCGCAGTGGTTTCGCTCACGATGTTTTTGTTACCAGACTGTACTTCTGAAGCCACCTTTTGAATCATGTCCATGGCTTCTTTGTTGCCGGCAATCATGGGATCGGTCACTGTGCCACCGGCCAGCATCTGCATCAAGGCATTTTGAAATTCTGGTCCCATGGCGGCCATTGTGCTGTGTGCGCCTTTAAACGCTTCTTTTTGTTCAGCAGTTAATTTGGCCATTAACGATCCGCGCATACTTTCTTGTCGCGCTTTCTCCATTAACTTTTTAGCATCTTGACCTGTAATATCACTGATCACTTTCAAGTTCTTGGCATAGTCTTTTACCTGAGTGGCCAATTCAGCTGGTGCAATGTTTCTAATGTCTTTGCCGCTGGCTTTCATTTGTGCACCGTACTGGGCAACAATTTCGCCCTGTTCTTCATAAGTGTAGCCCATGGCCAACAACTCATCACGCACCGATTTGCCACTTGTACCAATTTGATTCTTTAGGGTGCTCATGCCATGTGCCACAGCCATCATACCATCAGCTTGATTTACACCCATGTTACGAATATCCGAGCCTGCGGCTTTAACAATGGCCGAAAACTGATCCATCATTAAGCCACTGGCATGTGCAGTATTACGCATTTCGGTCATGCCGCCCGCAAAGCTGGCACCAGCTTTGGTAAAGTCGTGCAACATGGCAGCCGACTTCTTGAATTCCTGTGCAAATACCTGGTTGGCAACTTTTAATACTGTGGTAGCAAAGTCAATTGCGGCCTTGGCAGCCGCGCTCAGTGCATCGCTTGCTCCGGTAATTGCCCCGCTAAACGGACCCAAGAATCCGGCCACCGCGTGAACGCCGGCATTGAGCACATCGACCCCGGCCTTGGCTGTCATGCCCACTATGTCAATGTTGGTGGCCATCATGGTGGCGGCTGCCCCGATTGGGTCTTTGGCCATTTGTTCATAGCTGGTGGCAAACGATGTTGCCACAGCGGCCGCAGTTGCTAATAGTGTTTTACCAAAATTACCAATGGCGGTTTTACCCATGCTGAAGCCTTCTTTCATGCCGCCCCAGGCACCTTTAAGGTAGTTGCCAAAAGCCGATGAAGTCTTGTTGGTGTTGTCTTGTTCCTTGCCCTGCTTCTTGCTGTCTTCGGTATTCTTCTTGATCTGTTTGCCTTCTTCTTCGCGGGCTTTCTTTAGATCTTTTTCTTCCTTGCTACTACCGGGCTTGGTACCAGCCATTTGGCCACCGCCAGTGGCTCCACCGGCCCTTTGTATGGCCGCAAGAATTTTCAATGCAGTTTCTTCGCTGGCGGCATTTTCAGCAACCACGTTGCCAATGTTGGGTATGTTAATTGTTACGGCGGCCATGTTTTTTCGCGATAAATAGAATTATACATCTATTTATGGAGATCAAAACCATGGCGAATCCAGCTGAGAATCCGCTGTTCAAACACTTTAGACAACCTGCGGTCTATTTGAAACTACCGTCCCAAGGACAATATTACCCCACTGGTGCATTGGACTTGCCCACTACTGGGCAGATTCCGGTCTACCCAATGACTGTCAAAGACGAGCTGACCCTGCGTACCCCGGATGCGCTATTGAACGGCTCGGGCATGATCGAAGTAATTCGCAGTTGTTGCCCCAATATCATTGACCCCTGGAGTATGCCAGCAGTTGATGTGGATCCGGTGTTTGTGGCCATACGCTTGGCCAGCTATGGTGTTGAAATGGATCTAGATACCACTTGCCCAAGTTGCAATGCCGAAAACAATCACTCGTTGGATTTACGCACCATTTTGGATCGTTACAAAGAAATTGACTACTCGCGCCCGGCTTTTATCGAAAAACTCAAGTTCAAGTTTAAACCACAAACGTACCGAGACATCAACACAGTCAGTTTGATCAATTACGAAGAACAGCGTCTGATCACCAGTGTGGTCAACAACGATGATTTAAGTGAAGAAGAAAAAACTGTAAAATTTGCCGAGAGTTTTAACAAACTCAAAAAAATGAACATTGATATTATTGCCACCTGTATAGAAAGCATCACTACCGAAGACGATGTTGAAGTAAGCGACAGTAAATTCATTTACGAGTTTATAGAAAACTCCAGCCGCGAAGTGTTTAACGAACTCAAAGACCGAATCAACAAGTTGGTCGAAAACAACAAAACTCAGCCAATTCCCATAAGCTGTGGCGAATGCACCAAAGAGTACACCACCACTCTAGAGTTTAATCAATCAAATTTTTTCGGCAACGGCTCTTGACACTGACCAACGAGGAAATCATCTCGTGGTTGGATAGAATGGATCGAGAATCAAGAGCCCTGAAAGAAGATCTACTGACACTGTGTTGGTACATGCGTGGTGGAATCACATACGACGATGCCATGTTGTTGAGTCATAACGAGCGTAAACTCATCGGCAAACTCATTGACAAGAATTTAGAAACTACCAAGAAGACCGGAATGCCGTTTTTCTAAGACATTTAAAGATGTCTTACAGACATCTGTTGTTTCGCTTGCGCTCACAACATTTATTTCTAACAAATCAAATTAGTTAACTAAAGATAATTAACTAGTTTCATTTGTTTTGTTAAGAGCGAAGCGATTATAGTTTCATCTAGATTAATCGGTCACACTTTGCCCGCACAGGGCAAAGAAAATGAATTTAACTTCATCTGAGTAGCACAGCCACACTAGCGTTACAACATTACAGAGGCGGTTGTCCGGTACCTCGAGTTGCGTCTTTATCACAACGGCAGCCAATACAATATACGCTAACATACTGTACCGACCTGTACGATCACTCGTACGTCTTTTTAGCTTTTAAAATTTCTTCAAACAATCAAACCACAGCAATTAGTGATCCGCGTCCGGTCAAGGATAGTGATTGAGTGCTCTGTACGGCGCAGAGTCTTCCGTCCCTCTTTTTATCGAGTTGTCGCTAGGCACACGTTTTTAGACTTGTGCGAGTCGTTAACCGTTTAATTTCTTTATGTGGGAGCCATGGACACGGACAGAGATTTGTCCGTTGTAGTATTCTTGTGATTCTAGCACTCGGTGTGTAAATTGTTCTCTTGCTTCGATATAACTACATTCGGCTTTGGAGCGACAGTAGTACATGATTTCTCTTGTAAACTGTTCTGCGCCCAGAGCCGCAACATCTTTATTCAATTCATCGTTTGAGCCATAATATGTTTGCCAGTCGCTGTCTATTTTGCTTCTGATCTTCTTTTTCTTTTTTGTGCCGTTTTTTAGTTTTACTACTTTGTATGTGGTTTTTGCGAATTTCGCTAGTTTTTTACCTATGTATTTGCGCCCTGATACACGATTCGTGATGAGATAGACGAAGCCTACACAATCTTCGGGAAGTTCCTGAATCGGGGAGCCTTGATACGTCCATGTCATGCTTTATAATTATGCCTTGATTTGCCATGATAAAATATTATTAAAATTCTGTTACACGTTGCCACTGTGTAGCAAAATTGGTAACCAAATTGGTTGAACTACAGATTTCTGCACAGGTTTTGTGCGGATGGTCTGTGGCCCAGCTGGCTTGAACCTGATCAAAATCTGCTGTTGGGTCAGCCTCACCTAGCCAACAACAGGGACTGATCTGGCCCTTTGCACTCAAAAACAATCCTTTATCGGCCAAGGCCTGACATTGGATTGCGCCTTGCGCTACAGGACGATGCCATGTGACTGGATGTTCTGTACCGCCTAAAAAATTTCGTTTACTGACCTTGGCTCTAAACCACTTGAATCCCATGTCTCGGGCCAGTTGTTCACAAGCGTCAACTTGATGTTCGTTGTGCCGAAACACCAGCATGTCCCAGTGTGCTGAGCCACCGGCACGAATAAAAGTTTCTGCATTTTGCATCACACGACTCCAGTTAACACCACGACGATATATGTGATTGGTGTCTTCAAGTCCGTCGATGCTGAACACCACATAGTCCTGGGGTTTGTGTAACACATTGGCCAAATTGGCCCACCAATAACTGCCCTGTAAGCCACCATTGGTATTCATGCCCAACACCGTGCTACTGTTGATGGATCTAACATAACTGAATATGGACTTTGATACTTCGTTTGCTGCCGGATCACCGTAGTTACCGCACATGAACAACTTGTCCAATCGATATATCAGTCGCTCGGGCACAGTCTGTTGAAAACTTTGCAGGCTGTGTGAGTTATGTACTCGCTTGTCAAAGTTCACGTCGGTTTCACGAGCACAAGCCGGACATGAGGCCTGACACACGTCAGTAGACTCAACATGTAATACTCTGGCAGTTTCAAGCAATTTCAACATCGGTATTGTAAGTTGTAAATCCGTTTTCTTTCACCACATGGAGTGTGTTGTTTACACGTCCAGCCAGTTCATCCTTGTGGCTCACTAGCCAAATGCTCTTGTTGGATTCACGTGCCATCTTCTTTAAGATAGCCAAACTGTTTTCAACTCCCGAACTGTCCATGCCCGAGTCCACAAGTTCGTCGATAAACAACAAGTTAATGGGTTGATATAGACTTTCCCACACATCGCGGAACGCCCATGACAAACTCAATATGAGCCTATTACGTTCACCACGACTCAAGTTGTCAAAGTCCAGATCCCGGCCCAGTTCACTGATGGCCACAGTCAAGTCGTTGTTGAATTTAACAGTATGCGGCAAGCCAATACGATCCAAATATTGTCCTAGTCGTGCGTTCAAGTACGATAAGTTCTGATCAATGATGCGTTTACGAATAAAACTATCTTTGTTGGTCAACAGTTTTAACAAGAAATCTTGGTGTTCCTTAAGATTGGCCAGGTCATTCATGACCACATAATCAATTTCTTCCAAGGCCTGTTCTTGCATTTCTTGGATTTGTTCCACATACGGATCTGCTTCGGCTTCTTTGGCAGTCAGTTGTGCCAACACAGCACCCATACTACTACGATGTTCAAATGCATCTGATTCGTTATCGTAAAATACCTGCGGTGGAGTTCCCAACTCACCCAATAATTGAAGTGCATCGGTGTGTTCTATCCACTGTGTGTTTGTTGCCAGTGCTTGTAATGCGGCTTCCTGTAGTGCCTGGCGTTTTTCCTCTAGCAAGGTTTCTTGTTTGTCATCGTGGAATGCTTGTCCACAACTATGACAAGTGTGATTTTCTAAACTGGCAATATCGGCTCGGAGCTTGTCTATGGTTTTCTGCTCTCTAGCCTCGTCTAGTTCACAACGCCGGATCCAATTGGTTAATTCTTTAATCTGTTTTGATTTTTCATTATACACAGTAAGTGCATGATGTGCAGATAATTCGGCTTCGATATCTATCTTGGCCAGTTGATCGTAAGCGGCCTGCAATGCTGCCACATCCTCAGATTTTTTTCTATTCCATATTGTTTGACGTCTAAGCAGTGCGTCAATTTGATCTTGTATGCGTCGATTAGCATCACCCACTGCTTTGATACGGAATTCTTCTTGTGTAATTGCGTCTTTGGTGGCTTTGCTTAACTCTTTGAGTCGCTCGGCTTTTTCACTTAATAGGGTAATGCCCAACAACTGTTCAATAATAGCACGTTGATCGTTGGCCTTCAATGCCAAAAACGGTTCAGTATAGGTGTTAAGTGCCACAATGTGTTTGAACATGTCATGGCTCATGCCCAACATGCGCTCAATATCGGCCTGTGTTTCTCTTGAATCGCCTTGTGCATCGTCTGTGATTTCACGTTCGGTGCCCGACACAAAAAACTTCATTGTGTTGGGTTTACGACCACGTTCAATTCTATAGTCGGTGCCGTCTTTTTCAAAGTCGATAGTGACCAACATGTTTTTACCGTTGGTCTTGTTGATCAAGTTGTCTTTCTTGATGTTGGTTAGAGCGTTGCCGTAAAGCGCATAAGATAACGCATTTATGATCGTGGTCTTGCCAGTGCCGTTACGAGCTCCTGAGTCGTCGCCCCCAAGATCCAAGTTCTCGCCCAGCACCAAGGTCAAGTCCCTGCGATTAAAGTTAACAGCCTGTGTAGAGTTACCCACACTCATAAAATTCTTTACCGCGATATCTTTAATTTTAAACATATTTTGTATTGTAACTTATTGTTCCGTGGTGCCGCAATGGTTTTTACATACTTGTGGCGCCAAATTTTGGTTAGCCAATTTGGTTGGTATATCCATGAGCTTGTCAATATCATTGTCTGCGTGTGCCTGATTAAAGAAACAACATACATTTAGTTTGCCACTGGCATTCAAGTACATGCTGGGCAATCGTAGATGCATACAGTTCTCTTCGTCAACGCGATGTTTAACAAAGGTCAAGGGATTCATTTTTTGATCCATACTCCACGGTTGAATTTCGTATGGGTCTCCTGTTACATAATCACGAGCATTGAAATTTGATCTAACACTTCGAACCAATTCAAATCGTTTAAACTTTAATTCTTGACTTAACTTTATGCAGTCTTTGATTTGATGCTCGTTGTGCGCCCAGGGAATGAATTGCCAAACAGCAGTACCACCGGCACTAATAAATGTTGTTGCATTTTTGATAATTTTATCAAAGTCAGTACCTTGTCGGTACATGCTGTGCGTATCTGCCAACCCATCTAAACAAAACCAAACTTCGTGACTGTGGCCTTTTAGCAGATTGGCAAACTGTGTCCACCATACTATGTCTCTAAGACTACCGTTGGTGCGTATAAGAATTTTTTTAGAATACTGTTTGGCCAAATCAATAAGGGATTTTATATTGTGTGCCGCCACTGCATCGCCAAACGTGCCACAAAAATCCACAGTTTCCAAATTGGGAAACATACGCAGAACGTCTTCAAACCGCTCATTGTTTAAATCCTCAATGACAAGCCCATCAGCCAGCTCATAGCCGTTTTTATTTCTACTACAGCCCGGGCACCATGCATTGCATTTACTGGTAGCCTCAACTTGTAGCCATTTGACTGTGGCTGGGTCAATCATAGATGACGGTAAATGTCCAGTAGCAATGCTCGATTGAATTTGTCACTTTCGATGCTGTTGAGTTGCCCAGCAACAATTTGATCCACACTTTCAAATGCAATGTTGCCCTGTATTTCGTATTCGGTCAAGTCTGTGACCTTGGCCGGTATCAGTGTGATCTCACGTAAACGATAAGTATCAATAAATGTCTCTTTGATAAACGTGGCTTCTTCGTAACTGATATCAATATCCAAGTTGACACGACAATGCATACCGGGTTGCAACATGGCTTCGGTATGATTGATAACATCACTCAAATTAAACACACGATAGCGTGGTTGGTCAGGCCACGCATGATACTCGGGCTCTTTGCCCCATTCGAGAATGGTCAGGCCACGATCATCGTCGCCGGCATCGGCGTAGTTGTGCGGAAAGCAGTTGCCAATGTATGTGATATTCTTTTGTGTTTGGCGTTTGTGAAAGTGTCCAGTAAACACATGATCAAAGCCGCCAAAATGTTCTCTACTGACATCGCCATGTTCGGGCATGGCTACCATGGCATTCATGAGATATCCGGGCAGTTCAAAGTGCCCAAACATGTACTTGCCTGACAACTTGGGTATGCGTTTATGGTCGTCGCCTACAAGCCATGGTGCAATAACCACGTCGCCGCTACTATACCAATCATTGCATATCGTAATGTTCGGGAGACGTCGCGCCCATTCAACGCTCTGCACATCGCGCTTGTCGCGATAATAAAGATCGTGATTGCCAGGAATAAAGAATACTTGACTAAAATTGTCATTCAAATGTTCCAGTGCCCGAAGACTGTAATTAAGTGTTATAATATTTATAGATGCACGGTTATTGTGCCAGTCACCCAGGAACATTGCGGTTTCGCAACCTTCTTCTCGAGCTTTGGCAGTTACCCATTTAACAAAGTTTAAACAATCGTCATTGTGAAGTTGGCTGTTGCTCTTTAGTCCAAAATGTATGTCCGTAAAGAGCGCGGCCTTTTTAAAAAGGTTACTCATGAGTATAGTTTAACAGAAGTTGATCAAGAACTCAAATACTAATTTAATCATCTGAGTCGTAACCACCACCACCACCACCACCATAACTACCACCGCCTTGTCCTTGGCGTGTGTAACTTGGTGTAAGCCCATTCATTTCTAGTATATCATCACGTAGATTTTGACTACGTTTTTCGATGTTTAAGACACGAGTAAAGCTATTAGTGATAGCGGCAGTATAATACGCAAAAGGGTTCTGCGATTTTGATTCATCGAACTGGAGTCCGATTTGGCTGAGTTGCAACAAGGCTTGGCTTCGCATTTCGTCATTGTAAGTATATCCTCTCCAATTTGATCTAGTGGCATAACGCTCACATAACTTTATAAACATGTGTGCCAAAGTGCGGGTCATTTGTCCATGATCCTTGCTGAACTCTCCAGTGATTAAATCACCCTTCCAGTGGCTCTTGCCCACCAACATGGTAACGCCTTCGTCATCAACTTTGAAATGTTGAAACGGTGGGAAGTTACATTTGGTGTACTTTGTGGGTGCTTTGATCAATTCAGGATCATCGTATTCGGTCAAAACCTCATTGGTTTCTTCAATAATTGGTGCACCCTTCTTAGGTTTGGCTTCTACCATGGGCACATGTTCCCAAGTCATGACCCTAAATACCACATCAGTTTGTGCAATATCTTTGAGTTTAACTTCAAAATCTTCCAATTTCTTCTTGTTTGCTTTGGCTGAACCATCAGCATTGGCCGCATCAAACGCCAGTTTTGTTAGTCGTTCTGCACGATTTCTACGTGCTTGCAGTATGCTCTTTTTGTTGACTTTGTCGATACTGGGCAGAATCATGTCGTAGTCGGCGTCACCGGGTGACAAATATGTGCAGTATGTTGTTTTGCTTTTATGAATTTCTTTTAAGATATCTTTGTTATTGAGATAATTCTTAACTTTGGGTGGTGCAATTAATGTGGTCACGATAATACAATCCTATTATGCATGTAGTATAATATATTTAAATCCCGCTTGTCAACCTATTTTTAAAAATTCTTTATGTTAGCCTATATTGAAAAACCATAAATATTTAAAATAGGATACCGACCATGGGATTATTAGACGGAACACTGAGTAGCGCAGCCAGCTCGGCATTGGGTAGCGCGGCCAGCGCCATTGGTGCAGATCCAAGCGCGGCACGATTGGCAGTTGCTGGTCTGGTTCCCGGCGGGAGCCTTGGATTCAGCATTGGCGGAGCCAAAGTAAATGTCAACCTTAGCGGTGGGCTACCAGACTGGCGTGTTCGTATAGCTCTGGCCGAGTCAGCAAAATATTTTTACAATTCACAGAGTGTGGCTGACCGTGGCATAATGAGCCCGCTGTTCAGTAGCCCAACACAAAATGGTGTTATATTTCCATATACTCCACAAGTGCAGGTCACACACACAGCAAACTACAGTCAACAAAAACTCACACACAGCAACTATCCCGGCTACTTCTATGAAAATAGCGAAGTGGCCGCAATATCAATCAACGGAGAATTCACTGTACAAAATGTCATTGAAGGGCAGTACCTGCTGGCAGTGATTACATTTTTGCGCTCGGCCACCAAAATGTGGTTTGGTTCTAGCAAGAACAATGCCATGAACGGCTACCCTCCTCCCATGGTGTTCTTAAGCGGATATGGCGCAAATTATTTGCCAAACGTTCCGTGTGTGGTCACCAGTTTTAGCCATACCATGCCCGGTGACTGTGATTATATTGATGTACCTGGAGTTATACCCGGCAGCGTTGGCGCCGCCGGAATTGGCGGAGCAGTGACTCAAGGCATTACCGGGGCCATGAACGGTGACGGTAACGCACTAAGTGGTGCATTGGGCGCAGGCGTAAACAGCGTGTTGGGCTCCACAATGGGTGCCGCAGGCGGTGGTATCAATCAGCTGATTGGACAATTGAGTGGCGGAAAATTTGGTGCTGGACCCAGTACACGTATGCCAACAGTGAGTAGTGTATCAGTTACGCTACAACCGATCTACAGTAGACAAGCAGTTAGTAAATTTAACCTTGATGATTTTGCCTCAGGCAAGATGGTGGTTGCTGGCAGCAAAGGAGGATTCATCTAATGTCCTCAACATATTCAAAGACAAGCCCGTACTACGGAACACCCAAGTGGGGCAATTTTTTAGATATCATGGTTGATAGAAAAATCACAGCCAAGGCCAGTGATGTGTTATACAAAATAGACAAGGTGTACGAATATCGTCCTGACCTGTTGGCACACGACTTGTATAACGATAGTTCGTTGTGGTGGGTATTTGCACAACGAAATCCCAATACTATACAAGACCCCATACAAGACTTCCGCGCCGGACGTAGCATTTATATTCCTACTCAAACTCAGCTGGTTCAAGACCTAGGACTTTAATCCATGGCAATGGCATTAGAACATCAACTTTCGTTTTATGAACAGGGCTTGGCTCTCGATAAAGCTAAACTAGACAAACTTATTAAACAGCGTAATCAAATTGCGGCCCTTGGTGAGCCCACTGACTATTACGACGCAGAAATACAATCAGCACAGGAAGACGTTGATGCTGGCATACAGGATGTACTGGACACACAGCAAAAAATATCCGATCAAATGGATGCCGAAAAAGCCGACACTGCCGAGAACAGCATCAACAATAGCGATACAGATTCTGAATCCGATGACTTAACAGATGATGAAAAATCACAAGTAGATGAAAATTCTGGCGGCGCCGATGACCCATATGCCAATATTGGGGACAGTGATTTGTTACCAAAAGCCGAACCTGCACCAGTTGAAGTACAAGAAATTGTCATAACAGCAAAAAGACTGCCCAAAGAAGAAAAGAAAGAAATTGATCCTGCGCCCACAAGAATTACTAGACCAAATCCGTTACATCAATTTGCAACTTATACCTATAGTATAGCTTTGTTTATATTATCAAAAGAAGATATAAATTTGTTAACAACGGATCCTGAAAATTGGATGCCCGGAGCCGCTGGAAATAACTGTTTAATTGCCAGTGGAGGTAAAAACTCTGGGGCATATAAACGTAATGATCATTTCAAAGAAGACTTCTATTTTGACAACTTGCAAATGACCACAGTGATTGGTCTTAATAGTCGTAGCAAAGCAACTAACGCAATTGATCTAAGTTTTAACATAACTGAACCATATGGCATGAGCCTACTAGATCGAATCATGGCCGCCGCAGATCAGATCAAAGCTCCCAACTTCAAAGCCATGCCATACTTGTTGGAAGTCGATTTCTATGGCTACGACGACAACGGTGCAGTACTCAAACTGTCTGGACAGAGAAAACGTTTTCCTATACAGATTATTGAGATCAAAATAAAAATGAATACCAAGGGTGCCGAGTATGCGGTTAAAGCAATACCGTGGAACCACCAGGCTCTGAGTCAAAGTGCATCAACTACCCCTATCAATATCGAAGTATCGGCCGCAACTGTTGGAGAATTTTTTGCCACCAATGAAGAAGATTTTCAATCGGTTACAAAACAAGATCTTGCAAAAATGAATGCGTCTGAATCCAATGGGCGTATAGAAAAAAATACCCAAGAAGTCAAAGAAGAAGCTGATGGCAGCACCAGCCCAACTGCACCAGACAAATCTGCACGTACCCCTGAACAAACAAAAACACTCAAAGAGAATCAAGCAATATTGGCCAAGGCATATGCAGTAAAAAGTTTTTGCGGCGGAGTCAATGGTTGGTCCAATGATTTACTTGCAAAAAGATTAAGAGCCAAGCCCGACGCAATTTATGTAGAGTTTCACGGGAATGATATAATTCCAGTTGAAAAAATACGTGATGCCAAGATAACAGTACCTGCACGTAAGGACATTAGCCGTAGTGCAACAACTGATGCCCCGCCCAAGGCCGCGGCAGCCGCCTCAGCAAACCCCACAAACAAAACATTCAGCGATGCTGGTGCTTTCCCGGTATCTGCAGGTACCAGTATACCGCACGTGATTGACATGGTGATGCGTAACAGCTCTTACATAACAGATCAAATATCTGATCCCAAAGACACCAAGCCTGAAGAAATTGCTCAAAAGTTAGAAAAACCTTTGTATTGGTACAAAATTATTCCCTCTATCAAGACCAATGATTATGATTTCTCGGTCAACAAGTTTGCGACTCAAATAACATATCATATAGTTCCATATATTGTGTACGACAGCAAACACCCCAATGGACCAGTGCTGGCACCCCAGGGATCAGTCAAAGAATATTCATATTCTTATACTGGTAAAAATATAGACATACTTGATTTACAAATTGATTTTGACACAATGTTCTATACTGCGGTTACTGCAGGATCGGCCAAGTGGCAAGCCGATCAATTGCAAAAAGCAAAAGAACAATTGGATTCCGCACAGAATGCCGCAAAGTCCAGTAGTGATTCTGCAAGAGAATTGGTTAATAGACAGTTGCGATTGGTATCTTCGCAACCGCAACAGCAAGGTCTAGCTGGCCAACAGGGCTCTGCCGAACAGGTGTTGGCCGGAGATATACAAAAGAGTCAATACAGTAACAGTCGTGGCGACATGTTGAATCTAAAGTTAAAAATTGTGGGAGATCCCGAACTAATCAAACAGGATGACATTTATACCAATCCTGCACAAGGTGGCTATGCTGAACAAATGGCCAATGACATCATGCCACAGAACGGTAGCATACCCATGGACGACGGTGAAGTTGTTGCACAGGTCAATTTCCGTACCATTGTAGACATGGACGAAACTACTGGATTACCAAGACAGGGTGTAATGGCCGACAGTAGTGTATTCTCTGGAAAATACCGTATGCTAACAGTATCAAACGTATTTCAAAATGGAAAGTTTGAACAGACAGTTGACATGGTGCGAGTACCAGAACCACCACCCAAGAAAACCGAAAAAACTCCGCCGACCAAAGAAGAAACAAACAGCGACACAGATCAAGGGCACGGGTCAAGAAGCGTTGAATCAGGCACAGCCGGTGATGACCTGTCATCGTTCTATGACTATGGAGAACCGGCAGCAGAGGAAAATCCAGCACCGGTATTCCCGCCCGAAGACTCACAAGACGGCATCACCGACGAGCCGGAACAAAATCAACAAGAACAAGATTTAGAAACAGTTGATGAAGATGCAGACGAAGTCACAATTGATGACTGGTATGACTCAGGCGAATCGCCTGCATTAACACCTGCACAGACTGATGTAATCAATATCGATGAAAATTTTGCATAAGGAATTTCAATGGCAACCGACAATAGACAAGGCGTAAAATTACCAGACTGGGCAGACCAGAACAAAGCCTACGGAATGAAATTCACTCCCGCTACTCAAAGCGGGATAGTCAAGCAAAACGTTGACCCGTTGCGTATGGGGCGACTACAGGTATGGATCCCAGATTTTGGTGGTGCAGAAGATGATGATAACAATTGGAAGTGGGTCACTTATGCCAGTCCATTTTACGGGGCCACATACAACCCCAATAGGAACACGGACAACACTGACCAACAGTCGGAACACACATACGGAATGTGGCTGGTACCACCCGACATAGGTAACACAGTACTATGTACATTTGTTAACGGCGACCCTGGGCGCGGATATTGGTTTGCAGTTGCCACAGATAAAAGATTAAGCCATAATATGGTTCCCGGGGTTTCATCTAGATTTGCCGACAGGACCGACAAGTCCAGTGCCGGTGGGCTGGTAGAAGCCAGTTTGTCAAGAGTAGATGCCAAGTCGTATTTGCCACTGAGTGAGTTTAACGAAAGTCGTGAAAGCAATATTAGCGGCACATTTCCGGCAAATAAATTGCCAGTACATCAATATCAAGCTGAAATCATAATCAATCAAGGACTTGATACCGATCCCATCCGCGGGGCAACCACATCGAGCAGTTTACGTGAAGCACCTAGTAGTGTATTTGGTTTTAGCACACCTGGGCGACCATCAGAAGAAAACAGTGTGACTCCAACTATACGTCGTGGTGGACACAGTTTTGTCATGGACGATGGCGCCAGTGACGGAACTGACCAGGCCATTAGAATACGCAGTGCCGGTGGACATCAGATCTTGATGAACGACAAAGAACAAGTTCTTTACATTGCAAACTCGGCTGGCACCTCCTGGTTGGAATTTGACAGTGGCGGTGGAATCCAAATGTACAGCACAAACGGGTTCGCACTACGCACACAGGGCGCAATGAATTTGCATAGTGATGCAACAGTTAATATTCAAGGTGCCTCGGTCAATATTAAATCTATTGGTGGAATGAAAATTGCCACACAAACACTAGATGTGCGTAGCAGTGGCAACATGAATTTGTTTGGAGCACGAGTAGGTATTGGTTCAGGTGGATCAACTTCGTTGACCAGTGGTGGTACTGTGGGTGTGGGTGCCAATGGCACACTATTATTGCAAGGCGCCGCCATAAAGTTAAATGACGGAGATGTTGCACAGATTACTGATCCGGGCGATATACCCAGTAACCTACATCAAGATGCAAACAAAACTGAAATTGGATTATGGGAAGCGGCGGCCGGTACCCTGACCAGTATTGTGTCCAAAGCACCGTCACACGAGCCTTACAATAGAACTTCACCAGTGGTTCCGGCTTCTGATGTTTCGTTAACCGCGGTCAAAAACGTGTGTACGGATCAAGCAGGTCCAACAACACCAGCCGGGCAAGTGAGTCCAGGTGGTGCAGGCCCATTTGGCGACTATATTGCCAGCAACGAAAGTGGTACAGCCGGATACAATGCATTTAATCGTGGATCAAGCCCGCCAGCTGGTACCGGTAGCCCACGTGAATCGCTCAATCTCGAAAACATGACCATCGACACAATATTTGCAATGATGGCAAACACAGATCCAAAACAACGACTATTTGCAGTTGGTAGATATCAAGTTATTCCTGACACACTCAAAGCCGCTTGCAAGAAATTAAATGTTCCCACAACTGCTAAATTTACCCGAGACATACAAGACAACATCTTTATCAACTACCTGTGCAAATCTAAACAGCCCAAGATTGGTACATATCTAAACGGCAATGATGTCAATAACGAAGCGGCATTATTAAATGCCTGTAGTGCCACAGCCGGCGAATGGGCCAGTGTAGAAGACCCACAACTAACACCTCCACGAGGTCGTTACGACGGGCAAGGCACCAACAAGGCGCATGGCAAGACCGCGGCCACCAAGGCAGCACTCAAGGCACAGTGGGATTTCTTACATAAACAAGGTGGCGGTGTTGTAACAACTGGAAGCGGTGCAGTATTAACTGATGGATCGGGCAACGCTGTTAAATCTGGATCAGGTACCGAAATTGAAGCAGGCATACAAGCGGCATCGGGACAAAATGTCACCAAGCAGGCCCCTGCAGAACTCATGAGAAGAAGCAATGCACCCAATACCGGCGCCATGGTTGACGCAATTGGCACATATGGTAAAGATGGCTATATTGCCGGATTTATTGCACCGCAAGTGACAGCATTGTTGACACAAATTGCCTACAGCGAAAGCGACTTTTCGTCCAGTTACAATGGCGGAGAAAACATTGGTCGCTACGGAGTAAATGCTGTGGTATTGGCCGAGTATGGTTATATAAAACCCGACTACTTGACAAAATATCAAACACGAGCAATCGTTGACGCCAATGCATGGACCGGCAAAGACAATGTTGCCAGTATCAAGGACTTTTTGAATTCTGTAGCGGCACAAGATTCGGTCATGGTCAGCTTTGTTAAAGATGCATACAAAGCATTGAGCAAATCTAGACCCACTGGTATCAAGAGCGGAGATAGCATCTGTACCATAGCCGGTATGATATACGTAACATACCTGTTTAGAAATGCAGTTGCTAAAAATGTTGGCAGTAATATAGATGCCATGGTAGAAGCAGCCGCTATCTGGAGAAAGAGCAACAGTGGTGCCGCACATCACGGAAAAACCCCAATTGAAGTATACAACCAAGCTCGCTACGCAATTGATGTACTGAGTGTAACCGGCATAGGACGCAGTGAGACTGCCCCTAGTACAACCGGAATCGCCCCAGACGATGTATTGGCGTTTGGTACCGGAAATGCCAGCAAAGAAAATTTTGCATTGTTATCTACTAGTTTCAAGAATGCATTACTAACAGCGGCACAGGCATATAAAACAGTATCCGGCAAAAAAATCACAGTGGTCAGTTTATACCGCCCAGACTCAGAACAAGAGCGTCTGTACAGCACTTGGAAAGCCGCAGGTGGTGGCCCCGGTAAACCCACAGCCGGGGGCATAACAACACCTGCACTACCGGTCAGCATGGGCGGCAAACTTAATGCACACGGATCAGGTGTGGCCATTGACTGCGGACAACAAGCGGCCGAGGTTGCTAAAACCATTGACTTGTCCAAATACGGTCTACGTTGGGGCGGCACATTCATTACGCCGGATCCAGTGCATATTCAAATGGCCAGCTGGCTACCCAGCGGAAAATCCCCGGCAAACGCTGAATAAATACAAGTATGAGTACATATCGCGGTTTTAGCACTATCAACGCTGCCAAACGTTTTAAAATTACCGATGCCGATCTAATCAAACAGGATCTGATCAATAATTTTAATATACGCAAAGGTGAAAAACTCATGCAACCAAATTTTGGTACAATTATCTGGGGCCTGCTGTTTGAGCCGTTGACAAACGATTTAAAAAATGCAGTAGTTGCCGATATAACACAAATTATAAATTATGACCCTCGAGTCAATGTCAATAACGTTGATGTTATACAGCAAGAGCATGGATTACAAATTTTGGTATCCTTGACATATTCAAATACAAACCAATCAGATACGCTGTTTTTAAATTTCAACGGCAACTCGCAAAAACTCACCTACGCATAATATAAGCCGTTTTTGTACTGTTATAAATACTACAACAAGGTACAGATATGGCTTTAACCACTCGTCAAACTAGTCTTTTGATCCAGCAGGACTGGACAAAAATTTATCAGACTTTCCAGTCGGCTGATTTTACCAGCTACGATTTTGAAACCTTACGCAAGACCATGATCGACTACTTGCGTACAAATTACCCCGAAGATTTTAACGATTTCACTGACTCAAGTGAATACATTGCCCTGATTGATCTTATTGCATTCATGGGGCAGAGCATTGCCTTCCGTAGCGATTTAAATGCTCGCGAAAACTTTATTGACACAGCACAGCGTCAGGACAGCGTTTTTAAATTAAGTCGTCTAGTGGGCTACAGCCCAAAACGCAATGTTGGTGCCAACGGCTTATTAAAAATCGATAATGTCAGTACCACTGAGACTATCTATGACAGCAACGGTACAGATTTGACCAACGTTGTTGTTAATTGGAACGATGTTGGCAATGATAATTGGCAAGAACAAATGAATGCAATTTTAAATGCAACATTTGTTAACACACAAGTAGTTGGCAAGCCCGCAAGCCAAACCACAATTAATAATATAGCGACCGACACCTATAGCATCAGCATTGTTCCAGGGCAAACTCCAGTTTATAGTTTTACAGCCACAGTGGAAAACAAAACCATGTCGTTTGAGGCAGTAAGCTCGTCAACTACGAATTCAAGCACAATCGTTGAACCACCGCCTATCCCACGTAGTATTTTTACTATTTTATATCGTAACGATAGCTTGGGAAACGGTAGTAATAACACTGGATTCTTTATTCAATTCAAACAAGGTACACTAAACAAGATTGATTTTTCATTGAATGAAAGCATTCCTAATCGTACTGTGGCAATTAATTTTAATAATATTAATAATGACGATACTTGGCTATACGGACTTAATTCAAAGAATACCGCATCAACTGCTTGGACAAAAGTTAATGCAGTTTCGGGGGTCAACGTAACATATAACCAAAGTACCAATAGAAACATCTATCAGGTCAATACTAGAGCCGGCGACCAAGTTGATTTAATATTTGGAGACGGAGTATTTGCCAATATTCCACAAGGTAACCATCGTTTTATCTATCGCCAGAGCAACGGACTAAACTACAAAATCACCCCTAGTGAAATTACACGAGTAAGTATTCCTATTGCCTACGTTAGTCGCGGTGGCCGTGTTGAGACCTTGACGGTAACTGCCAGTTTAAATTATACAGTTTCTAATAGTTCTAGTGCAGAAACCTTAACATCGGTTAGAGCCAATGCACCACAAACATATTATACACAAAATCGAATGATCACCGGCGAAGACTATAATACGTTGCCGTTTAGTTTGTTTAATAGTGTAGTTAAAGTTAAAGCAGTGAATCGAACCAGTTCAGGTGTAAGTCGTTTCCTAGATGTGCTAGACGTGACAGGAAAATACTCTAGTACAAATATTTTCTGCGACGATGGATACTTATATAGAGATAGTGGTGCCGGAGATCAG